TCCTTATGGTGGAGTGAGAATTGTGGTAAGAGTTTTATATGAATTTGTTAGGGGGACTTCATAATGGCTAAAAGAATTAAAATATACTTTCCTGATGGAGAGAACCAAGTAGAGATATATGAAGATCAATTAGATAAATTTCTTGCAAAAGGTTTCAAGAAAGATAAAAAAGAAGATAGACCTCTTTTGAAAAATGATTTAGAAGAAGAGGAAACAAACATAATAGAGGAGTAAAATTATGGCAACTCAAGTAGGAACAAGTGGGGTTGTAAAATCAGGTTCTAATGCGATTGGAGAAATCACAGCATTTACTCTCAATCAAACTATGGACACAGTAGAAGATACAGCTTTAACAGACTCAAACAAATCCTATAAAGTGTTAAGAGGAGACGCAACTGCAACTGTAGAATGTCATTTTGATAATGACGATACTGCTCAAGAACTTCTTGTAGTAGGTAACACAGCAACTTTAGAATTATACCCTGAGGGTGCTGATAGTTCTGATGAGTATTTCACAGGAACAGCTATTGTAACAGGTAATGATGTTTCAGTATCAATGGACGGAATTACAAGCAGAACTTTCTCTTTCCAATTTACAGGTGGAGTAAGCACAGCAACAGTATAATAATTTGTGGTAGAAAAAATAGATTTTTTTGAGGGAGTCAAAAACCATTTTGAGTCTCTTGAAGTAAAAATAATTGAAGTTCCTGAATGGGGTCTTGAGGGCGATAAAGCTATGTATGTAAGACCCTTTACCATGAATGAGAAATCAAAATTATTTAAGGGTGCTGAAAGTTCAGACCTTAATGTATTGGTTGATGTAATTATACAAAAAGCAGAAACTAAAAGTGGCGATAAGATGTTTGACTTATCTCATAAGCCAAAGTTTAAAATGAAAGCTGATACTGATGTTGTTTCAAGAGTTGCAACTGAAATTATTTCCCAAGATAACACTTCAGACATTAAAAAAAACTAAACTCAAATCCTGAATTTTATAATGTTCTAGCCTTAGGAGAAAGGCTACATATGTCAGTAAGAGATATATTGCAAATGCCTGTTGCAGAGTTTAATATGTGGATTGCATATTTTGATTTGCAAAGAGAAAAACAAGAACAAGCTGAAAGGCTACATAAAAGATAATGGCTACTAAAAAAGTTAATATTGATATAGTTGCAAGAGATAAATCAAGAAAAGCCTTAAATGATGTTAGGGGTAGTTTAGATAAATTAAAATCATCAGTATTTAATGTTCGTAATGCTTTAGCTGGTCTTGGTGCTGGTTTAGTAATTAGAAATCTTGTCAATACAGGTAAAGAATTAGAAAATTTACAAACTAGATTTAAGTTTTTATTAAAAGATGCGAATGAGGGTGCAAAAGCATTTCAAAATATTTCTAAATTTGCATCTCAAGTTCCATTTTCTTTAGAAGAAATACAAGCTGGTTCAGGAATATTAGCTACTGTTACTGATAATGCTGATGATCTTCAAAATATGTTGGAGATTACAGGAAATGTAGCCGCAACTACAGGACTAGATTTTAGAACTGCGGCTGAACAAATACAACGATCATTTAGTGCTGGTATTGGTGCGGCTGATTTATTCAGAGAAAAAGGTGTAAGAAATATGCTAGGTTTCAAAGCTGGTGCAACAGTATCTATTGAGGAAACTGTAGAGGCTTTTGAAAATGTGTTTGGTAAAGGTGGAGAGTTTGGAAAAGCAACTGATGAACTTGCAAATACTTTTGAGGGAACTCTTTCAATGATTGGAGATAAATTTTTTAATTTTAAAAGAACCATATTAGAAGCTGGTTTTTTTCCTGAACTAAAAAAACAATTTGGAGATTTAGATAATTTCCTAGAAGAAAACGCAAGAGCAATAGATGATATTGCAATAAAAATAGGTCAGGGACTTGCCCAAGCAGTAAAATCAACTGCTGAAGTAGTCAAATTTCTAGCAGATAATTTTGAAATACTTAAAGGAATTTTGGTTACAATAATTACTTTAAAAGTAGCCGCATTTTTTCATACACTTACAACCGCAATATTAGCAACCAACAAAGCTCTTTTGTCTCTTAATTTTAACTTTGGAATGTTAGGTAGAAGATTAAGATTTTTAACTACTGCTTTTGCTCTTATGAATGGACAATTTGGATTGATGGCACAGTTAGAAAAAAGAAAAGAAACTTTAAAAGAAACTGCAAGAGCTAGTGTTATGCTTGGAGAAAAAGTTGCTAATCTTACGAAATTTCAAGAAGAAAATACAGAGTCAACAGATAAAAATACTAAATCAGTAAAAGAATATAAAAATGCTTTGGTAGATATGTTTATTGAACAAGCAAGACTTGAAGATAGACAGTTTGGTATGTCAGATAACGACATAGCTAATATTAGAAAACACTTATCAGGTATTGAAGATGAAAAATTAAAAGTTTTTAAATCAGGTCATATAGATAGAGTTTTTGAACAAGATAGAATGTTAGATGAACAAATCGGTCTTGAACTAGATGCTCTAAAAGAATTTGAAAAAATAGAAAAATTCAAGGGAGATTTATTTACTGAAATGATGTCAAAAAGACATAGAAAAGAACAAGAGTTAATTAGAGAAAATGAAGAGAAAAAAGTTGCTTTGAAAAAACAAGCTGAACAAACTATTTTTAGTAATACAAAATCATCTTTACAAGCTCTTAGTGGCTTGAATAGAACAGGCTTTGAAGCATTTAAAAGATTTCAAATAGCTGAAGCTACAATCAATGCAATAAGTGGTGCGGCTACTGCATTTAAGACTTTTGCTGGTAATCCTTTTATGGCTACATTTGTTGCGGCTAGTCATTTAGCAAAAGGTATGGCTTTGGTTGCTCAAATTAAATCAACAAACTTTAGAGAAAAAGGTGGTCCTGTATCTCAAGGTAAACCATTTATTGTTGGAGAAAAAGGTCCTGAACTTTTTGTTCCAAATCAATCAGGAAATATTGTTGCTAATAATAAAATGGGTGGTAGTCCTGTTGCTGTTACCTTTAATATTAATACAGTTGATGCAAGAGGTTTTAATGAATTATTAACTAATAGTAGAGGGACTATTGTTAGTTTGATAAATAGTGCTGTTAATGAAACAGGGAGACAGGCTGTCGTATGAGTGGTGCATTACCTGATGTTGATTTTCAAGCTGTTAACTTTCAAAGTGAACAAAGAACTTTGCGTAGTACAACAGATAGTGGCAAAACTTTTCGTAGGCAAATTGATGGTCAAAGATGGACTTTTACTCTCAGCTATCCATTAAAAACTAGAACTGAATTTGCACCTATACAGGCTTTCATAATAAAACAACGATCAGGAAAAGAAAATTTTACTATTACTTTTCCAAGCTATTTTAATGCTCAGGGTTCAGAAACAGGAACAGTAAGAGTAAATGGTTCACATACTGCTGGAGATACAACAATAACAGTTGATGGTCATGCGGCTGATACTGCTGGTTCATTCAAAGCTGGGGACTTAATTAAATTTAATCACAGCAAAGTTTATATGATAGTTGAAGATGTTACACCAAGTTCTAACGCATCAACACTAACTATTGAACCACCTCTTAGAGATGCTTTAGCTGATGATGAACAAGTGAATTATGATAATATAACTTTTACAGTTCATCTAAATTCTGATGTGCAAGAGTTTCCAACGAACACAATAGATAAAGATAATAATATTTTAATTAATTATGAGTTTGATGTTATTGAGAGTTTGTAATGGCAAGAGGATTATCAAGTTCTGTAAAAACTGAATTAGCTACAGGTAATATAGCACCTGTTCATTTAATTGATCTTAACTTTTCTACACCACAATATTTAACGGATTGCAGTTTTAATTTAACATCAAGTATATCAGGAACTTCAAGAACTTATACAGCATCAGGTCATATTCTTAATATTGGTAATGCACAAGAGGGTTCAAAGCCTATAAAAAACTCATTTAATCTTACACTATCAGGTGTAGATCAAAGTTTTGTTTCTATAGCTTTGAATGAAAATATTATTAATAAAACAATACAAATTTATAGAGCATTTCTAAATAGCAGTAATTCAATTATATCTGACCCATTTTTATTGTTTGATGGTTTCATAGATCAGTATTCAATAGAAGATGATACTACAACTGCTAATTTAGGATTAAATATAACTTCACATTGGGGTAATTTTGAAAAGGTATCAGGAAGAAGAACAAGCGATAATTCACAGCAAAGATTTTTTAGTGGAGATAAAGGTTTTGAATTTAGTGCGTTGACAGTTCAAGATATAAGATGGGGTAGAGAATAATGGGTTTTAAGAGTTTTGTTTCAAGTTTTACTAAAGCATTTACAAGTTCAACAATCGGTAAACTTGTTGCTAAAGTAGTTCCTTTTTTAAGTCCTATACTTTCATTTGTATCTATTGTTTCTACTGCATTAACTTGGCTAAGAAAACCTGATGAACCTGAATTTAACATTGATAGCACAGCAGAAAACATAGCAAGAGGAATATTATTAAACAAAACAGCCGCAAATGGTCAAATTCCTGTAATTTATGGGACTAGAAAAGTTGGTGGGACTTTAGCTTTCTTAGAAACTTCAGGAACAGATAATCAATATTTATATATGGCCCTTATATTAGGAGAGGGAGAGATAGATGATATTACAAAAATATTTGTAAATGATAATGAAGTTACTTTTGATGGAGACCTTGCAGATAATGTTCAAAGAGATGTAGCAAGTTCAGATAGTAATTATTTTAGAGATTCAGAAAGTTTAATAAAAATAGAACCTCATTTTGGTTCAGACTCACAATCAGCTTCAAGTTTATTAGACACACTTACATCATGGACTTCAAATCATAGACTAAGAGGAGTTGCTTATTTAGCAATTAGATTTGAATGGAATGGAGACGCATTTGGGTCTATTCCTACAGTAAACGCATTGGTCAAAGGTAAAAAAGTTTACAATCCAAATCTTGATAGTACAAAAACAGGTGGCTCAGGTTCACATAGAGAAGATACAAGTTCTACTTGGGAATATTCAGACAATCCTATTTATCAATTATTAGATTATTTACGAAACGATAGATATGGAATGGGTATTGCTAACGAATACTTTGATAGCAACTATGCAGATTTTCAAACTGCTGGGGATATATGCGATACAAACATAACACCCTTTTCAGGTGCATCTCAAATAGATTTGATTGATAGTCATGCAGTAATAGACACTTCACAAAAAGTTATTGACAATGTTAATAAATTTTTAACAGGCTCAAGAGCATTTTTAAATTATCATGCTGGTAAATATCAAGTTACAGTAGAAAGTTCAGGAAGTGCATCAATAACTCTTACTGAAGATAATATTATCGGTGGTATAGGAGTTTCAAGTAAAAACAAAAATGAAAGATACAATAGAGTTATAGTTACTTTTATAAATCCTGATAAAAATTATCAAGTAGATGAGGCACAGTTTCCACCTGTAGATGAAACAGGTTTAGCTACAGCAGATCAACACGCAACTATGAAAACTGCTGATGGTGGTATTTTATTAGAGGGTAGATTTGACATGCCAAGTATTGCAAATCCTTATCAGGCTCAAGAAATGGCTGAGATAATTTTAAGAAGATCAAGGTCTAGTTTAGATGTTTCTCTTACTGCTGATGCAAATGCTATGGAGTTAGTAGTTGGGGATATTGTGAATATAACTCATGCTACACCATCTTTTAGTGCAAAACCTTTTAGAGTTTTATCAACAACAATTAATCCTGATTGTTCAGTTGCTTTACAACTTACAGAGCATCAAGACTCATACTATACTTTTGGAACGCAACAAGAAGTGGCAACTATACCTGATACAACACTTCCAAATCCTTTTAGTGTTCAGCCACCAGCTAGTGTTACCTTATCTGATGAACTAATAGAATATGCTGATGGGATTGTTATCACTAGATTAATTATAACAGTTGGTGCTTCCCCTGATAACTTTGTTGATAACTATGAAGTACAAATAAAACAAACGAAAGACCAAAATGGAAACACAGTTACAGACTCATTTAGAGAGATAGCAGTTGGTAAGATATTAGAATATCAACATCTAAATGTTATAGATGCGGCTGAGTATCAAGTAAGAGTAAGAGCAGTAAACACTATAGGTTCTAAATCAACTTTTGTATCAGCAACTAGAGTTATTGTTGGTGGAGTTGAAGCACCAAGTAATGTTGAAGATTTTGCTGTTGAAATGCATGGACAAGATCATATGAAATTAACTTGGACACCACCAAGTCAAGAAAGCGATTTAGATATTTCTTTTTATGAGATTAGATACCAAAATACTTTATCAGGTGCGAATTGGCTAAACTCTTCTAATTTAGTAAGATGTCCTAGAAGAAAATGCGATAGTGCAATAGTTCCAGCTAGAACAGGTAGTTATTTAATAAAAGCAGTTGATAAAAATAGTAACACTTCAGCAGAGGCTAGTATTGTATCAACAAACATATCAGGTATTCAGGCTTATCAACTTGTATCAAGTTTTACTGAGACACCAGATATAGTAGATGCGGCAGATCAAATGGACGCAACTTTTCCTTTAGCTGTAAAGATTGATGATAGTGGAGATGTTATACTTACACTTGATACTCAAACTAATTTTGATGACACTACAGGAAACTTTGATAGTCCATCAGGGGATTTTGATTTAGGTGGAACAGATACAACATCAAATCCAACCTTTTTTAATACTAATAGAGATGCAAAAGGTTTTTATAATTTTGGTAATTCATTATCACTTACACAGATTTATGATGGCAATATTGAGCCTACAATAACTTTAGATGCAGAAAATCCTTACGATAAATTTGATAGTGGAAGAGGTGCATTGTTATTTGATGAAGCCAAAGCACCTTTTGATGGAACAGAACAAATACACGCATTTCATAGAGTTCAAATAGCTACTTCAACTACTTCTCTTGCCGATTGTACTAATTTTGTTGACATAACTCAATCAGCTACCTTTAAATTTAAATTTGCAAAGTTTAGATTAAAATTAACAAATGATGACAACCAAACATCAAGTAATGTAAAAAATATTGCTATAAAATTAAATATGGAAGAAAGAATTTTTGCTGAAAGTAATTTAGCAACAAGCTCAGGTTCTAAAACTATAACATACACTAATCCATTTTTTGCAGTTCCATCTATAGGTATTGCGGCTCAAAATATGGCAACAGGAGATGTTTTTACAATTAGTTCAAAAACTGTAAGTGGTTTTACAATCGCTTTTGTTAATTCAAGTGGTTCAGCAGTAGATAGAACTTTTGATTACATAGCAAAAGGTTATGGGTTGCAAAGTTCTTCATAATAATTTAAGAGATAATTAATGAGTCAAGTATCTGATGTAAGTCTAGCAAATCAAGGATTTTCGGCTTTTAGAACCGAATTAAATAATATTCTTGGTGCTATGAACTCTATGCACATAGGAAGTTCAGCACCATCATCAGTTACTACAGGGACTATGTGGGTAGATAACGGAACAAGTGGAGTTCTTAAAGTAAAAATAAATGATGGTTCAGATAATATTGAGTTGTTTCAGATCAACATTTCTAGTAATGCAATAACTAGTACAATGTCAGTAACAGGAACAATTTCTGAAACTGACCCTCAAGCGGCCGCTTTAGCGATCGCCTTAGGATAGGAGAGATAAATGGCTAACACCTTTAAAGTAAAAACAAATGCGGCTATGCCAGCAAGTGCTGGAACACCTCTTACTATTTATACTTGCCCTAGTTCTACTCAAACAATTATTGTTGGCTTGTTACTTTGTAATGTTCACACAGCATCAGTAACAGCCTCAGTAAATATGCAATCTGATACTTCAGATACAGAAACTAACGAAAATGTTAAATTAATTTCTACAGTTACAGTTCCAGCAAATTCAACTCTTGAAGTTTTGACAGGTGGTAAAATAGTGATGCAAGCAACTGATGTTTTACAAATTGATTGTTCAGTAGCGGCAAAAATAGACGCAACATTAAGTATATTAGAGATTACATAATATGGGATTTATAGGAGTACAACCAGCTTCAGTTCCTTTAACAGCAAGTGATATTACAAATGATATTATTAATGCTGATAAAATAGCTGATAATTCAATTTCTGAAGAACATTTAGACCCAACTATAATAACAGGGTTAAGTGCTTTAGGTGCAGAACCAGCAGACACAGACGAGCTTTTGATAAGCGATGCAGGAACACTTAAAAGAATGGATTACTCTTATATCAAAGGTGGGGGTGGTTTAAATTTAGTTACTTCTTTTACACCTAGCAGTGAGGGAAGCACTATTGTTGTAGATAATTGTTTTACTTCTACTTACGATAGATATTTAGTTTATTGTGAAAGATTAAGAAATGGTAATGACCAAGCAAGATTAGAAGTGTATTTAAGAACAGGTGGAAGTTCTGGCTCTGATAGTGGTAATTTAGGAGGTGCTTATTTAGGTTATAGATATAACAATCAATATATGAGTGGCTCATATAATAATTCATCTAATGCCATTATAGCCACTAATGTAAATCAAGATAGATGGTATAATGTTATGATGGACTTTATTCAACCTTACGATAGTGCTTATACTACAAGTATTTTAGGTCAAAGTGTTTATAGAGAGGGCAGTACAGGAAATTATGGATTTATAAATTTTGGATATCAACCTGATAATACAGTTTCTCACACTGGATTTGCAATAACACTTAGCACAGGAAATTTTAATCAAACTCAATCAACAATCAAAGTTTACGGAATAGTGGATAGTTAATATGGTACAGAAAAAAAATATTTATAATGCTTTAACAGGAGAAGCTACTGTTGTTGATTACACAGCAGAAGAACAAGCTATTTATGATGATTACAATTCAACAGAAAAAGTAACAGCAAGAAAATTAGAACAAATAAGAGAGATACGAAACCAAAAACTTTCTGAAACAGATTATTTAGCTATGTCGGATAATACTTTATCTGATGAAATGAAAGCATTTAGAAAATCAATGAGAGATATACCACAAGATTATTCAGCAGATAAATATGATGAATTAATTGCTAGAGATGAAAATGGTAATTTAACTCATTCAGTATGGAGTAAACCATAATGGCATATATAGGTAAAACCCCAACATCAGGCGATTTTGTTTTACTTGATAGCATAACAACAAGTGCAACTGCTAGTTATACTATGCAAAAAAATTCTGTGAACTTTGAACCCCAAAGTGCTAATCATATGATTGTATCTTTAAATGGCACGATACAAGCACCTGTTAGTTCTTTTACTGTTTCAGGTTCTACACTTACTTTTGCTAGTGCATTAACAAGTTCTGATGTCATAGATTTTATTTTAGTATTAGGTAATGTAAATGATGTAGGAACAGCAACTACAGTTGTTGATAGTGCAATAACAAAAAACAAAACAGATTTTATTACTGATGGTTCTAGTGCTGGTGTAACTGTAAAAGGTAGTGGTTCAGATTCAGGAAGTATTGCTCTTAACTGTAGTTCTAACAGCCACGCAATACAGCTAATCAGCCCAGATCATTCGGCTGGGCAATCATACAAATTAAAATTACCAGACAATAATGTTACTGCTGATAAATTTATAAAAGTAAAAAGCATAACAGGAAGTGGTGCTACTGCTACAGGTCAATTAGAATTTGCTGATGCTGGAGGTGGAAATATGTCACCATCATTTTTTGCTTATAGAAATGGTACTCAAACTGCAAGTGAAAATACTTGGACAAAAATTCAAATTAATACAGAGGTGTATGACGAAGGGTCAAATTATGACCACAGTACAAATTATCGTTTTACTCCTACAACAGCAGGTAAATTTTTTGTTTATGGACAATCACTTGTTTATGCAAATGGACAAACAGATATTAATTATTCACAACTAAAAGTTTATAAAAATGGAAGTGAACACTTATTAGGCGAAAATGATTTTAGAGGAAGTAGACCTTATGGAATACAATCAAACGTACAAGGAGTTGTAGATATGAATGGTAGTTCAGATTATTTAGAACTATATGTTAGACAATCATCAAATAGCCAAAATACAAATTACATTCAAGGCAATAGTACAAGACCAACACACTTTGGAGCATTCAAGATAATAACATGAGTAATTTGACAAATAAAATAATAGCATATTTAGGTAGAACACCAGACTTTGATAATGAAGTAATTTTACAAAATGATGGTGGAGAAGATTACATTAAAGAATGGAACGCAACAGATAAAGTAAAACCAACTGATGCACAGCTCAATGCAACAGAAACTGAAGCAACAAAACTTGAAAACAATGCAAAAGCAGACGCAAATAGAAAAGCTGAGTATTTATCTTGGGAGGAACAACTAGATTATATCTATCATAATGGTATAACTAAATGGAAAACAGATCACATAAAACCAATTAAAGATAAATATCCGAAAGAGTAATTTATGGCATTAATTAAAACTAGAGCAAGAGGACTAAAGCTAGATGATACCTTTCCCTTTACAGGAACAGTAAGTGGGGCTGGTGGTGGAAAATTAAATCAAGTTGTTCAAGTAGAAAACACAACTGACTTAGATTTATCAAGCAATACATATACTAATTTTTATAATGGATCAATTACACCATCAGCAACTTCAAGCAAAGTTCTTGTTTTTTGGACAGTACATTCAAGGTCTATGACTTCAGTAAATGGATATGGTGCTAGATTAAAAAGGGGGTCAACAAATGTTTGGACATCAACAAGGGATTATTTTGTATATTCAGAAGATTCTTCTTCAGATAGACATAGCACAATGTTCATGTATTTAGATTCGCCCTCAACTACTTCAGCAACTACATATCAAATACAAGTAGCTTGTAATGGTAGTAATAATGTGCAATTTAGTGGCAATAGTAATCAATCTCTTATGACACTTATGGAGATTTTAGCATGATTAGAATTTCAGATGCTTTACATAGTTTAAGACCTAATTCTCAATTTGCAGTTCGTGGAGATGTTATTGAATGGCATGATACTGAACAAACACAACCTAGTAAATCAGAAATAGATGCAGAGGTTTCTAGACTTCAAGCAGATTATGACGCAAAAGAATATCAAAGAAAAAGAAAAGCTGAATATCCAAGTATTGAGGAGTGTGTTCATGCAATTCTAGATGATGACTTAGATAATTTACAAGCATTAAGACAAGCAGTTAAGGAAAAATATCCAAAATGAAACCTTGCGATTGTAATTTTAAAGAAGAAGAGTGCATTTGTGGAGAATGAAAAATATTCTATTCCTTGTATTCTTTTCTATCCTAATAATATTTAGTTATTCTATTCAAGCAGATACAAATTCTACTGTTTCATCAACTGTAGTTACATCAACCCCAAGTACAGCTAATGCACCATCAGTTGTAGTCAATAATTCTGATGTTTGTAAGACAGGTAGTTCAACTGCTGTTCAAACTCAAGTGTTTGGTATTGCTCAAGGTTTGACAATAAGAGATGAGAACTGTGAAAGAATAAAATTATCAAGGCAACTATATGCTATGGGTATGAAAGTTGCGGCTGTGAGTCTATTAACGCAAGACTATAGAGTTTTTGATGCTATGTGGAGTGCTGGAACATATCCGCCTATAAATGGTAAAATAGGTTTAGAAGCAAAAGAAGAATGGCTTGTAAATAAACATTTAATACCTGAGGGAAGTTTTTTGTTAGATGAAAAAAATTGGATTACAAAAAAAGAAATAGAAAAACAAACAGAACAAACTAAAAGAGACCTACATGACTTTGAAAAATTTATTATTATGGGTATGGCTATGTATATTGGTTTGCCTATCCTTTTCTAGTAAAGCTGTAGATTGCTCTACAACTACTGTAGGATTATGCGACCCTGTAGTTGAAGAAATAATATTAGATGAAGTAATAACCGAAGAAATTGAGTTTCAATCTGATGGTATATTAACAACAACAACTACCGAAACAACCATACAAACAACTACAGTAGAGAATGAAGAGTCAGGAAATATTTTAGATAGTAATAATGATTTTGTAACATCTTCAAAAGATGGAGAAATGAATGTTGATTGGGGTGGTCAAGGCCCAGCATCTATGAGGTCAGGTTCTTACTGTAATGAGCTTGGAACAGATAGATGTGCTGAAATAACAGGTTCAGGTAATTCAACCTCTACTATGGGAGTTTCAGGAATGGGAACAACATTTATTCAAACAGTAGATGTTTCTGAAATAAATACAAAGTATGGTGGAGAAGTAAAATATTCTATTGAAGTTGATAAGCAAGATGCTCAAGACTCAATCTATATGCACATAACAGGTAAAGATGGACAAACAAATGTTTTTTCAGGAACAGATATTTTAAGTGCTAGTGGAACTGCATCAGGTTATCAAACATATGAAAGTAGTTTTGATTTTAGTGGTTCACTAACATCTATTATTATTGAAGTAGGGGGTAGAGATATAAATCTTGCAGTTGGACCCTTGTTTGACGATGTCTCAATTAACATTTTGTATAACACTATCAGTACCATTATTACCCAACAAATAACTTCAGTAGAAATGTTTGTAGCATTAAATATTGATGCACCTGAAGAAATAATTAATGTTGTTGAAGATATTTTTGAAACTAATGAACCAATTCAAACAGATAATGGTATAACATTTGAACCAATTACTATTGATGAACCAACATATGAGACAGTAGAATTAGAGATACAAGAAATTGAAATAAATGAAATTGAGGTTGAGGTAGCTGAAATTGAAATGGAGATAGAAGCTGAACTTGAAATGCCTGAGCCTGTAGAAGAAACCCCTGAAGAGATGCAAGATGAACCTGTTGAAGAAACTAATAATGAGTCTGATAACGATCTACAAGAAGAGACAGAGAACAAAGAAAGCATTTCTGAGGCTGAGGAGAATGAGGACAAATCAAGCGATATGGAAGAAACGGAAGATAAAGATCAAGACAATAAGGTAGAAACAAAAGAAAATAAAAAAGAAGAAGCCGCAAAAAAGATTGTCAAAAAGATGGGAGACAAAGGTAAGTATGACTCAGCAAATCAAACTAAAACTTTAATTGTTATGCAAGTATTAGGAAACAGTAAAACATTTTTTGATAGCCAAAAACAATTACAAGACACAGTAGGATTTTTTACAGATAAAACTTTACCTGATACAGTTATAAATGATAATGATTTAGCAAGTTACTTTCTGTTTGTAGGAAGCGATGGATTAATGAATGAAATGATAGAGAGTCAATGGCAGAACTAGAATTTGCTGGTCTAAAATTTAAAGGCGGAAAGATAGTAGTTATTATTACTGCTCTTACTACTTTGATTGGTGGTGCTTGGGGTGGCTTTGAATTTTACAAAGATTATCTTGATATGAAAGAAAAAATACAAAGTTATTCAGCACCAGACTTATCAGGGTTTGATAAAAGACTAGAACTTGTTACACAAAAGTCTGATGTTCTACAGCAAGAAATATCTATGATAATCCAAGAAGTACAGCTTGTTTCTGATGTAGCTAACGAACTTAAAAACGATTTAAGGCAAGATGTAAGAAGAATTGAACGAATAGTTAATGATGTAGAGCAAATGATTAAGGAAGATCAAAGACAAAATAGTGAGGACTTAAAATATACCATGAGGGACATTGAGGAACGCATGGAAGTATTGTCGGATAAGTTGGAAAAAAGTATGAATGAGTTAGAAGAAAAAATAGAAAAAAGAATAAAACTTGCATTGGAAAATCCTCTTAGTCAAATGAATGGTTAAAAGATTAGATACAGGTAAATCTATCTTTGATAAAGTAAAGAAAAGAACAAGTATTGGTAATTCCTCAAGGTCTAAACCAAAAAACAAACATAAATTGAAGTCATGGAAAAAATACAATAGACAAGGTTAATGTGGTTTGTTCATACGATTATTTGTATTTATAATATATCTATAGTTCCTTTTTGTGCTTATGATGGCAAACTACCTATAAAGTTTGAAGATTTAAAATCTTGCGATATTTTTATTGATGATATAATTGAAACTATTAATGAAGATTTGATAGAGAAAGAAATCGGTTTACTTATGAAGTGCATGAAAGATTATGAGCAAATTAACACCTAAAACAACCAAAGAACATATCCTACACATTTACAACAAACTAGATTTGTTAGAAAACAATCATTTGAAACATATGCAAAGAGACATAGACCGACTCAATTATATTTTATGGGCGATAGGGTTTATGGTTGCAACTCAATTTGTGAGTTGGGTTTTGCGAATGTTTGGCTGATGGACGATAAAGAGTGGGACGAACTCAAACTTATTCAAGAAAAACTGCATGAGGCTCTTGATAAAGGTTATCCGCCCTTAGGGACAGGCGGCCCACATAATCCTAAAGGTGCAAAGAAAATAGTAGAAGAAGTAACACAAATCCCTAGAACTACACTTCAAAGAAAAATAGATAAGATAGAAAAACTAGCTTTAGAGAGTTCTCATTGGAGAATAGAATGGGAAAGATATAAAGAAGTAAAACCTCAGATAGTCATAGAAGAATATAAAAAACCAATAATAAGAATACCAGCACAAAGAACGACATTTAGCGACCCAACAAAAGTTTTTGTCATACCTGATGCTCATGTTTCCCCTGAGCAAGACCTTGAAAGATTTTATTGGATAGGGAGACAGATAAAAGAATACAATCCTGACCATCTTGTTTGTATAGGCGATTTCTGTAGTTTTGATAGTTGCTCTACATTTGACAAAAACCATACTGTAAAGGGTCAAAAGAAACCACCAATACTAGCTGATATAAATGCTACTAGAGATGCTTTAGAATTATTGTATGAGGGTATGGGAGATGTAAAGCCAATAAAACACTACTGTCTAGGCAACCATGAGATGCGATTATACAAATATGAAAATGAAAACAAAGAAGTTGTAGGTGCTTTTTCACAGCAATATGAAAGAATGTTTATGTCAAAAGGTTGGGGTATTTCAGCTTATGGAGAGTTTCATTTTATCAAAGGTGTTGCTTTTGTTCATGTTCCTTTATCAGAAATAGGTAGAGAAATAGGTGGAAAGATGGCTGAAGCTAGTCAGGTTTCAAATGGTGCAACGCATGATATAGTTTTTGGTCATAGTCATAGAGAAAGATCATGGAGAGCCTCAAAGCTGGGTAGAGGTAATTATGTTAAGATTGTGAATGTAGGGACTTGCATGGACTATGGTCATGTTGAAAGTTATGCTAAGAATAGTGCAAATGGTTGGAGTTATGGAGTAAGTCAGTTGTTGTTAGCTGATGGTCATGTTCAGGGACATAACTTTATCTCTATGCTTGAACTAAAGGAGAAATATGAAAGAAAAAAAGACGAAAGACCCAATAGTAACAGAACTGATGAACCAACTAGCTGATAGGTCAAATAGAGGTATACTAAAATATAAGAATACTATGAAGTCAGCCAGAATGAATAAGATACAAGCGATAGAAAATAGTATAGAAGAATTATTAGATGCGGCTGTATATTTAAAAAAAGCAGTTCACGAAATAAAAGAAGAAGATGAAGAAATATATTTAGGTATAGGGGGAACAAGATGAATTTAGAAC